CTTTGGTATCGGCTTGAGTTGTTTGAGTTTTTGTTTGAGAGGATTGTGGTTGCTTTGGCTGTCTAGCTAACATCAACTTATTCAAAACTTTAGCATCATCACTTTTAGGGTCAGATAGAGCATTGTTTAAATCAAAAACAAAGTCATCTCCAATTCCTAATTGTTTCTTGAGTGCTTCAGATTGAGCAGTTGGGTTTGTGAAGTAATCTTCAGCTAACTGAAGAAAAGCATCATCGCTTAGCATAGCTTCTAGCATTGGTAANACTGGATTNAGTTCACGTAGCTTATTGACGGCTTCTGAACTTTCACCCATTTTCTTTTCAAGTTCCTTGTATGATTTAATTAAATCATCATAAGAATTGAATTTACCTGCAATCTTTTCATCTTTGGGCTCAGCATCGCTTGAGTTGTCCGTTTTCGTGTTAAGACTGGCTTTGTCAACAACACCTTCAGACGTAAAGATAAAGTTATCATCCTCATAAAGGATAGTAGCTGTTCTTTCGCCTTCGTTATTATCAACAGATTCATTAGTTTCATTTAAAAACTCACCAGCATCGTTATCACTAACCTGTTTGGTTTGTTTTTTTCCAGATGCCTTTGCAGCGATTTCGTTTCCTAAATCTACTTCATCGACTTCTGATTCTAATGAAAAATCAACTGTATCTTGTGCCATATTGTTTCTTTATTGATTTGTGGGTATTATAGGTTAATATAGGCTTATAGTCAAGTCCTAATTAACCCTATGTGGGTTAATCTTTTGTAGTGTTATTATCTTGCTTTCTAGTGTTAGACATCTCTATTTTCTCGTTTTCTAGTTCAGCAATTAGTTTCTCGATTTCAATCTTTTTACGTTCAGCACTATTACCTGCATCTCTTAAGATTTCTTTCAGCTTGGATATGAACGCCTCTTTTTCAGCGTTAATATCAATATTAGCATCAGCAACTTTAGCAGATATTCTGGTGTTAACAACCTGTCTTTCAAGTATTTCATTGTTTTTCTCCAACGTGTCAATTTGTTCCTGCAGCTGTTGTATTTGACCCATTGCCTGACCAAGCTCATCCATTTTCTGCATGATTGCTTTTTTATTGCCGATGTCGGTTTTCATCAATACAGATGTTTTGTCTACAATACCCTGCTGATAGAGATTAAGCATTTCTTCTAATTCTGCCCATCTGTTAACAAGCAACGTTGAGCCACCAACAAACATAATGTTGTATTTAGTACTTCTATCATTAAAGAATTTAGTAACCCCTTCTTCTGTAATCTGATTTACTACTTGTCGTTCAATCAATTCGGGATCATCTGGATTAGCTATGTTAATAACTTTCTCAGTTCTGTAAAGTTCTTTGGCGAAATCATCAATTACCGTTCCGACAATACCTAAGAACTCATTTAGGACATTAGTGGCAAATCCTCTGACTCGTCTTGTGCCAAAGTCATCTTGAGCCAGAAGCCCCCTATATGGTTCTCTACCACTTCGGTCGCCTTGACCCATCATGTAATGCGACATACCGCTTATATATTCCATGTCCTGAACACCATCTCTGGCTATCTGATAAAACGCACTATTTAACGGTAAAGGCTGAACAGGTGTAGGCGCTCTTCCATCACTGCCAGGATTATATGTAAGTACAGCGCCGGGCGTAGATGATTTTTGCTCAAATGAATCCGCATCGGTAACCATACCCTCTTCTGCTAGCCAACGTGGTGCGCTACTGAGATTGGCGTGGTGAATCATGATTTGATGAGATTTATTAATCTCTTCCTGCTTACCTACTAAATCCATAGCTGCAGACATCGGATAAGGATTGCCTGTATGTCGATAACATANNGGAATAATTGGATAATTACTACCAGGCATTTGAGTATCTTTTTCAGTTATAGCATAACCTAAACATTCAGTTCTAAATACTTTTTTCTTGTAGAACTCAATAACCTCTACTACATATGGAAGTATAGCCTGTTCTTCTACTGGTAGAGTTTCTTCTCTCTTAGCCAGAGCCTTCCAGTCCTTTTCAGGCATGACGTAGTTAACTACGTTGTTCTCAATGTTGGCGAAGACATTTACATATTTAATCCTGCGTCTTTCATACAATTCATAGTATTTAATGAATTGATTATGTTCACCCTTACTGTTGAACTCGTCATCTACATCAAGACTATGAAACGGCACCGGGGAGTTCCAGTTATTAATTGGTAAGTCACGGTCATTTTGAGCCATTTGCATTAGCTCCGATTCAGAGAATTGTGGAAATTCAATAGCTGCTCTTTCAACAGTCATATCCTTGAATATCATCATGTAGGAAGCATCCCTGAAAAATGGGTCGCGACTATGGGGGTCTACTAATATATTCCATGGGTCTTCGGTTTCAATGACGACTTCGCCTAAACCATCATCAAGGTCTGGGTCAATTCCAACTTTCATCCATCCAATACTTTTAGTTAGGGAATCTCTAACGCAACTCTGTAGCTGGGTTTGACCATTACTTATTTTCCATACATATTGAGCCATCTTTGCATGGATTTCTGCTTGTTCACTATCGGTTTCATCCATACCAACGGCTTGCCATCTAGGATTTCTAGCAGTCAAAAAATACATCATCAACTCAATTTGAGGTGTGATTTTATTCAAAATGAAAGTAGGCATCTTTTTAGCTTTCAGGGCTTCTACTTCCTCAACGGTTAGTTGATTACCTAAGTAAAAGTTAAATGCTCGTTCAGATGATTGTTGCCACTTATGACGTTGTGAAGTCTTTACATTGTCATATAGCTGCTTAATTTGTATTGCTTTCTTATTAACTTCCATTATGCTGTTTTCCAATTAGATGTTGGTTTTTGTTGATAAGCCTTCTCCCAATCATCAAGAGGTATTTCTCTTTTAACTGGTATTGAAATATCTCTTTTTGCTGGTTTGTAACATATTCTAACAGCCATTTCAAGAGCATCTAGTAAATCTATATATTTGGCATATTCACCAAATGTTTTAATCTCGGTTTCTAGTCTTGAATGTTCAGGCTTTATGAATATCTTCTTCATATTAAATCTAGAAATCAGTCCGTTGTAAACCCTGTCGATTTTTCGTTCACCTTTATGCGACAATGGAACAACTACTACATCTCTATATTTATAATTCTCTTCTTTTAACTTTGCAATGGAGTTGAATACACCAGAAGACACGGCATGTTTCTCAACTCCTGCTCTACGTACTTTCTGCTTTATAGAACGCTCCAGGATTTGATTAGATGTACCCATCTTTAATGGGTCTGAATCTAATGCTATGTCGGGCATATTCTTTTTACACAGATAATCTATTACATATATGTTTTCATCAGAATCAACTGCTATTGTTATGATTGCGGTATCAGATGAGGTTCTGGTTTCGATATCACTAGCAGGGTCACATCCCATAAAGACCAATATTTCAACACGTTTTTCCTCATTGACCCCATTTATGTTTCTGATATCTAATACCGCAGAATTNCCGATAACATTGAGGTCACCTTCATAATACTGAATAACCTTTTCACCGAACAAAGCGNTTTCATCTGTAGAAACTTCCATCTCGTATTCTTGATACCATGTATTTAATCTGCCGGCTTGAATTAGAGTAGCTTTACGCTTTAATAAAAGTTGTTTACTGAAATACTCTGGCCAGAGNGGGTTGTTAATTGTNGTACCACGTTTGTAAACAATCCATTCAAAATCAGCTTCCGTTCCACCATTCTTCTTGTGTTCTTGTAACGCATCCCATATACGTAATATAAAACAGTCATAATGCACTGGTGTCTGGTTNATTTGAATCCTACCCACGATTGGGTCTAATGCAGGTATNATTACAGATGTAACTGTATCGGCATTTGCATCTCTACTATGCTGAGTCTTCGTGTTNCCTTCATACTCAAAGTCATCTANTATGAATCTGTTGGGACGTAATTCATCTTTTAGAAGACCCCTGATACCGTGAAGCCCGGCACGACATATAAGAGATGAACCGTTTTTAAAATCCAGTTCTTCTTGATTCCATTTAGACTTGCCGAGACCCNTNAGGTTGCCGAAGTAATACTTTATTCTCTCGTTNCTTTCTATTTGACTCTGGATGAAGTTAACATTACGCATTGATTGAGTTTTATTCTGTGCTACCCAAACGATGAAGTGACGCTTTAATGATTCCTCATCATATTGTAATGTACATATATCTTTTAGAATACTGGCTTGAGTTAACTTTGTCTTGGCGTGTCCACGAGATATCATGAAAATAGTAGGCTTCAGGCAAGACTTGTCATCCATCATATAACCCATCTCGTAGTGATAGGTACTAGCTGTTTCTAGCAGGAAGTCTTTAGGTAAGAATAATTGACCAAAATGAACAGGTGAGCGCAAAGCCAGCTCCAGGGCTTTTTCCTTTCTACTAACAGAGCCATTAGTAATAACATTAGCCATTAATTCATTCCTATTGTAAATAATAAAATCAAATTACNAGTAAACAAAACCATTCTAACATGATTCTTTGGAACANAATCCACAAAAAACTCTATTTGCTGTTTTGATATTTCGTCTTCATTAAAAATCATTATGACAACAATGACCTTCCTGCTTTATTGATTATATCAACGGTTTCTTGCTCAAAAATGTCATCAATTGTGCTTTCATCACTAATATCAGTATTAAAATCAATGGATTCAGGTAATTGACTGGGTTCGACTACATTAGCCTCAGCTGCTTCAATTCTGTCCAACATATCGTCACTGAACTCTTCAAACACACCTTTGCTTTGAGAACTCTGTACGTTTTTACTTGGCATCATTGCAGACATATCGGCAAGGTCTTTCAGNGCCGCTCTGACCGAACCACTGCAATTCTTCAGGTCTAATAAACCATCATCAATAAGTTCTTTNTACTTCTGTATAATNTAGTCTTTAGTCACGCCTTGACGTTCCAGAATACGTTCAACATCACTTACGACTTGTTGCTGAATACGTTCTTGTCTAACCAATATATTACTCATGTTATTAGCTCTTATTACGTCCTTAGTTGAAAACGACTTCATGTAGGCATTTACCTTATCCTGACCACTGGCTACTCTACGNCANAACGCAGCTTCAGCNGTGGTGAGATGTTCCCTTTCCTTAATTCTGTCTACAAATTCTTTTTGCTTATTAGATACTCTNTATCTATCGGGATGCTGCTCAAAGTCTGTGTCGAAATATGCTTTCTCATTAATAGCAAATGTACCAACGCAGGTACGGATTATAGCCTTGTTGTAAGACTTATCATAATCATGGTCTTTACGTCTTAATATCTGAACTATTCTATAATCATCACTTAATACCCAGTCACCTTCTTGNCCTAANTTCCAATTCATAACAACATTTGGCGCATCTTCACCTAAGACTGCGAAGTATTCCTTAAAAGCATCTATTGAAAATTTTATCTTCTCAATTGGTGTTTCACCATAGAATAGATTACCGAATACCATGTGTATTTCTTTCTTAATCTGTATGGTTGACATCTTTTCGAGATGGTTTATAATAGCCATGATATAAAATAATTGTTGTATATATAGTGTTTTTAATATAACTTTTTCTTATATTAAAAGTCAAGTCTAATTTTAACTATTTTTTAATCATCAACAAAATAATTAATAATATGAATACCAATCATACACCATTACAAGCTATAATAGCAGATCAGATTACAAAGGAATTTAATGAGCCTGAATATAAATTTAAGGCTGGTGGTTATAAAGACGCCATACCAGTAACGCAAAGACAATTTGACATGATAAAATCTACATCAATGAATGTTGAATCATTAGGCTTTAGAAATGGAGTTGAAATATTTAAAGTTTCTAGTACACTGTATGAAGACATTAGTTATGAAATTTATGTTATGCCAAGAATGACAACTGGAATAGTTAATTTTACAACCATAATCAAAACAGCTGTAGAAAAATGAAATTAAAAAAAACATCATTTACTGAATATTTTGGAATTACATATATTATCCTTGCTGGTGGTGGAAATAAAATACAAAAACATGTTAAAAAACATTTTAATCATGATTTAATAATTGATTCAAATGGATGTTGTACTGTTTTATATGATAAAAGAACCATCATAATAAGCATAACAGAAAAACATATGTATGATATTCCATTATTTGTTCATGAGGCATATCATGCTGTAAATTTTAGTTGTGATATAATTAGAGCAGAAATGCAAGGTACCGAGTTTGAAACGTATTTAATACAATACCTGTG